AGTTAGATAGTCTGATAGAAAACAAGTTGGTCGAAATCGATCAGTTAAAAAGCGCGGCTGTGGATATTACGGCACGAATGGGCGGTGAGAGGGTTAAATCTTCGGGAACAAGCACAAAGATGGCTGATGCCGTGGAACGATACGTTGATCTTGAAGCGGAGATAAGCCGAGATATTGATAGGTTGGTAGATGCCAAAAAGGATGTGGTGGCGGTTATCGAACAGCTCCATGCACAGGAATATGATGTTTTGCATAAAATCTATGTTCAGTATATATCATTCTATGAGGTTGCGGATATACTGAAAATCAGTTATTCTGCGGTGACTACGGCGCATGGAAGAGCGTTGGAGAACGTGCAGCATATTCTTGATGGGAGGAAATAAGAAAAGAGATAGGTTTTCGCCTATCTCTTTATCTTGCCTTCGTTGAGCAGTTTGTATTCGATCAATTCAAGAACGTAGGGTGGGCATTTGCTTGTGCCGCTGTCCCAGTTTTCGATTGTGCGTTTGGGGATGTTGAGGAAGTCGGCAAGCTGTTGCTGTGTCATACCGGTTTGGGATTTAAGGTCTTTGAAGGTCATGTTATAACTCCTTCGTGGATATACCATCCGTAGCCGCTTATGTCACTTTTGCGGTCGGCAAAAAAAGTGACTTCTTTGTGCAAAAGAACGGCATATTTGATATCTGTGTCCCATTTGGGGAAGAGGTGTTCGGTGGATGCCGAGCGTTTGACACATACACTATTCGTGTTTGAGTATTCAAGGATATCGTCAAGAGTGCCTGTAACTGTAACGTATTCTCGATCTTCATAAGATGTGACGATCTGTTTGAACGAGTTAATGCGGTGCTCGATATCGGTCTTAGTGGTACGGTTAATTTTCATGGTGTTTCTCCTTTTCTTTTTAGGGTGTTCCCTTTCTGCGTCTATAGTATACCACCAATTCGGTGGTTTGTCAATAGGTTTCTGTAAATTTTTTGAAAAAATTTTGGATCGTGAAAATGTGACATCTTTGTATATCGTGTGACTATTTTGTATGAGCGGTGACATAAATAGTATGATATAGTTATAGTACGAAAGTGTTCGGAAAGCATCGTCAATTGTGGCGGTGCTTTTTTCTTTGTTTATTTCGGGCAGTAGCACAGCACCTCCGTCAATCGTTATTCATGTGGCGAGTAGCGGCAAATACCACCTCCTTTGCACACAAACGTGTGAGGGGCGGTCTATTCGGGATCGCCTAAGGTGCTTGCTATCTGCTTTATTTTTTTTGAAAGGAGCGTGAATGTATGCTAACACCGAAGCAAGAGAAATTCGTGCAGAATATCATTGAAGGCATGAGCCAGGCGGATGCGTATCGTTCCGCTTACAATACCAAACGCATGACGGATAAATCTATTCATGAAGCGGCAAGCCGTTTGATGAATGACAGCAAGATTGCATCAAGGGTGCAAGAACTGCGTGATCAGTTAGAGGATGAAAGCATCATGAGTGCCAAAGAGCGGTTGAAGTGGTTAACAAAAATCATCAAGAGCGAGAACGAAACTACAGCCGATAAACTCCGGGCATCCGATCAAATGAACAAAATGCAAGGCGAATACACACAGAAGGTGCAAGCATCCTTTACCTATGAGGATAGTCTAAAAAAAGTAGTGGATGAAAATGAATATTAACACTCTACGCTACATAGAGAACTTCATCAAGATTCGCAATAAAGAAGGCAAGATCGTTAATTTCAAGCTAAACAATCCGCAACATAGGCTATACGATGTTATAAGAGAGCAGAAGAAAGCCAAAAAGCCTGTCAGAATCATCATTCTCAAAGCAAGACAGATGGGATTTAGTACATTGACCGAGAGCATATTATTCAAGGACACGGTGACTAAATTCAATAGGCGAACAGGCATTATAACGCACTTGGCAACCGCTACTTCAAACTTGTTCAACATGAGCAAATTGATGTTAGAAGAACTCCCGGATGATATGAAGCCGAGTGTTAAAAGAAGTAACGCACAAGAGCTTATATTTGACAATGACAACGGCACAGGGTTAAAAAGCAAAATCAAGTGTATGACCGCAGGAACAAGCGGTGTAGGACGATCTGACACGTATGACAATCTGCATTTGTCTGAACTTGCATTTTGGGAAGGCGATGTAACAGCCACATTGACAGGTCTTTTTCAAGCCGTACCAAACTTGCCCGATACCATGATCATCATTGAGAGCACGGCAAACGGCTTTGAGAAATTCAAGGAGCTTTGGGATCAAGCGGTAAACGGTGAGAGTGATTTTATTCCTCTTTTCGTAGCATGGTGGGAAATGCCCGAATATTCCATGCCTTATAGCGGCTTCAAGCTGACCAAGGAAGAAGAGGAACTAAAGGCACTATACAATCTCACCAACGATCAGTTGGAGTGGCGAAGATGGTGTATACGAAATAACTGTCAAGGTGATGTTGAGCAATTCCACCAAGAATATCCTTCTTCTCCCGATGAAGCGTTTATAAGCACAGGACGGTGCATCTTTGATAAGAATGCGATCATAAACAGATTGCGGTATGTTCCCAAGCCTATCAAGCAAGGTTATTTTATCTATGACGAGGAAAAGGCAAAGCAAAATATCATGACCGATATACGATGGGTCAATGATAGGAATGGGTGCATCAAGATATACAAGCTCCCCAATATGCCGCAGTTTACCAAATATGCAATAGGCGGTGATACGGCAGGGGAAACGCAAGGGGACTTCTTCTCTTCCGACGTTATCGATGCTAAAAGCCTTGAACAAGTGGCATCGTTGCATTTACAGACAGATGAAGGTCTATACGCAAGGCAAATGTATTGTCTTGGAATGTACTACAATTGGGCATTGATCTCCGTTGAAACGAATTTCAGCACCTATCCGCAGAAAAAACTTGAAGAGTTTGGATATCCGAATTTTTATGTGCGTGAAGTGGTGGATAGATACGATAAGACAACCACAAAGCAATTCGGATTCAATACAAACCGAAAGACAAAGCCGCTGATCCTAGCAAGCCTTGTGGAGCTTGTGAGAGATCATACAGATATCTTTAATGACGAGCGAACGCTCCGAGAAATGCTGACTATGGTAAAGAAAGAGGGCGGTGTGCAAGAAGCTGAGGACGGATATCACGATGATAAAGTTATCTCTATGGCAATAGCTCATAACGCTGTTAGTCAAGTGGTATTCATCGAAGAACCGATTATCATGCATCCGCATTACAATTATACTCATGAACGAAACAATCAAACGCATTATGACTATGGCGGTGAGATCACCGTGGTATAAGGGGGATATATGGATATAATCACAATACTGTTGATCAGCGGACTAAATTTAGTCTGCTTTTTTGTTGGTTCAAAGGTAGGTAGAGCCATTGTCAAAGGTGAAAAGATCGAAGTGCCAAACCTAAACCCCATTGATGCTGTGCGCGAACACAGGGCACAAAAGGAAGCGCAGAAGCAGGCTGAATGGGAGCAAATACGCCTTAATACCATCATGGAGAATATCGATAACTATGACGGTACAGACAGAGGGCAGAAAGATATCCCGAGGGGGTGACTAATTGGATATTACAGAAATCAAAGAAACCCCGATTTGGGGGCTATACGAAAAGGGCAGAAACTATCACAGAAGAGTAGGTATATACGTTGATACGGATCGAAATTACCGTATGTACAACGGTAATCAATGGGAAGGGGCAAAGCTCGGGGATGTTGAGCCGGTGCAAAAGAACTTCATCAAACCCATTGTAAAGTATAAGGTATCGGTCATACACGATAATCTTTATGCGATCAATTACTCTTCAATGAATTTTGAAAACCAAGAGTTTCACCGCACAGCGGAAAAGTGCTGCGAATTGCTCAACGGATACGCGGCAAGAGTTTGGGAACGTGACAAGATGGATTTCAAAGGAAGGCGCGTCACGAAAGACAGCGCGATCAATGACGAGGGCATTATTTACGTTAACTTTGACAAGGAAAAGATGTTCCCTGTCAATGAGATCGTAAAGAAGAATGATATCTATTACGGCAACGAAA